TCCTCAGCTGCGGTCACAGCCCTCCATGCTGGAGCACACGCCCCAGCAACGACCGTGATCTCTCCTGTCCCTGATCACCTCCGCTACCTTGTCCTTCCCGCCATTTATGGCGATGAGCTCGAGAACGATGCCCTCAAGGACGACCATCCAGACCACAAACGGGTCACCGAGCAGGGTTTGGAGATCTTAACTGATAGGACCAAGCTCAATCAATGGCTCTACACTGACTCTCTTGGCATTCAGGACAACGAGACGTTTAGAGAGCGCGTGGTGACCTACATGAACCGCGTTCCTAACCGCTTTGTCTTCAGCGACAAGGGTCTCACTAATAATGGCACTCCTGTGCTACTTGAGACTCTCCTTCAGTCGTTTGTCCCAACGAGTGCAGCCAAGACCGTCTCCATCGACGTCTACCCGAAAAATTGGACTCCTGCCATCATCCGCTCTTTTAAGAACGAGAAATTCTTTGTTAAGGGTGGGTGTTGTGCCCATGGAGCCTTTTGCTACCGACATGGCTTCGCTTTTTGCGAGGCCTTGCAACCGGACGCCCTTGAAGTCAACCACGTTGGTGTGTCACACTGGATCCTTGAGAACTCGGATTTAGGGGTCACCGCCCCTAACTACCATTTTGCTCTGATGGAAGCTCTCAGCCCAGTCGAGGACTCAATAGCCCTAAAGCTTCTTAAGATGGCTGGGATTATGCTCACGGCGAGCGTAGTGGGCTTTGGCTTGTCGATGCTCTTCTCTAAGATCTACGCCACGTATTTCTTCCCTGCAGCAATAACTGAGCAGGGTGCTTACTCCTCCAGAGGAGCACAGTTGTCCAAGCGTGTTCCTGGCAAATCATTGCCAACCCCCAAGTTCGGCCGAATTGTCGAGCAAGGAACTGAGAACTCTAACACAGACTGGTTCTGCAAGAAGATTGGAAAGAATGTCTACCCGATTATCATTCGTGGCGATGTTCGTAGCCAACGGGCATATATGACCCGCATCATTGGCAACCTAGCTTCTACAGTTGCTCATATCTTCAAGCCTGGTCACAACTCGATCCTCATTGGCGGAGACCTCGCGCTAACCCTCAAGGTGGTTAGGATACCTCGCGTTGAAGACCTCACGGATTCTATCCACTGCCAGCTTATTGTTGACGAAACAACGGATTCAGCGTTCTTGATTCTGCCCAAGTCTCTGCCCCCTCCAAAGAACATCAAGAAGAAGCTTATTCCGGCCGCTACTGCTGTTACGTCTCTCACGGGTATGATCATGTTGATGCCCCCCAAAATCAACGAGATGCCTCTTACTGATGAGGAGACAACTTCTGGTCCAATTCGCACCGTTCTTCCAGAGTATTTTGAACGCCCTCTTGGTAACGCCTCCTCTGTCCATGCGTACGAAACGACGGTCAACAGGACTGGCATCGCTATACCGGTTGTCGTCCGCACTCCGGATGGCGGCTGTGGTTTACCCATTTACACAACCAACACTCATGTTGGCCGTGGTCATGAATGGTGGGCTGGCTCTCTCTGCGCGTATGTGGAGGGTGCGAAGTGCTGTGTTATGTCTTGCCTCACTCAAGAGGCGGTTGACCTGTTCATCGAGCGTTGCCCCCCTGAGTCCCTTAACCTCGTGTGCTCACAAGGTAAGAGTTTCCACACCGTTACAACGGAGCAAAAATATGAAGGTATGTTCACGGTCGGCACCCTCCAGCCTAACGAACGGCAGTTCCAGAACAAAAGGAATACTATCGCTCGGGCTCATGAGGATGTGGCTGATGCTCTTGTTGGCCTCGAACTCGTGGACCCCGTTACGAACAAGAAAGTCATTGTTCCTCCTATTACGGTTGTACCTGCTCCGATCTGGGACCTTCTTACTCCGCTTAAGAAGCATCAAACTGAGTTTGCCCAGCCGACTCAAGAGATGTGCGACCTTTTCAGGGATAGCCAAAAAGGCGTCATTGACCAGCTCTTACGATTCTGCGATCCTAGGCTCGTTGAGCCGCAAACTGAGCTTTTTACTCTTGACGAAGTTCTCAACGGCATTCCCGAGTTAGGCATTCCTGGTTGTGACATCAAGAAGTCCCCTGGGTTCACACCAGGGCACTTTCCTGGTCATCTTGGCCGCAAGTATTATTGCGACGTTGTGGATGATGTTCTTGTCCCCAAACCGTTTTTCAGGGTTCTCGTTCAGGAGGCCCTGGATGCGATTGTGTCTGGCGAGCAACCTCCAACTTATGTTATTTATAACAACAAGATGGAACTTCGACCTGAGGGTAAGCCATCCCGTTTGACCTCCGCCTATTCCTTCGCCAACCTTTGTGCAATGCGTATGATTTGCGCCCATGTCCCCCAGATTTACACCTCAGGCCGTGTTTATAACGGCTTTAGTGTAGGTGTGGACTTAGATTCGATCGAAGGTAAGGAGATAGCCAATGCCTCTGCCCCCATGAAGTATAAGGTCAACATCGACGCAAAAAGGTTCGATGCCTCTAAACGTCCCGATATGCAGGTTATCTCTGAAGACACTGTAGCCCA